AGCAAAGAAAGATCAATAAATGGAAAATGACAACGTGGTGTTCTTACCTTTTGGCAAGAAAGACACAAATATTACTCCCCCAATCAAAACAATAGAAGATTATGCGGCGAAAGCGGCATCTTACCAGATTAGTTATTCGCAAGATTTCTGCGAAAGAATTTCTAACATGGTTTTTAAAGAAATGGAACGTGATGGTATTGATTTTCAAAATGACGACAGCTTGATAACAAGCACAATATTAGTTATGGAGTCCTTGCTTTCATTACATATGAAAGCAAATCAACTGGATCATTTTTTACAAGAATTCGCAGATGAAACTTTCGATCAGACTTCCGACAATTTTGTAGATGATGATGACGACGAATAATAGTTGACTTTCATCGAGTATTGGTATAATATCACAGAATAAAATTTAATGAGGTTATGAATGATACTATTAGACTACAATCAAGTTATACTTGCTGCATTATTTCAGAGTATAGGCAATCATCACAATGCAGATATAAACGAAGATATGATAAGACATATGTTTCTAAATTCTTTGCGCGCGAATAGAAATAAATTTGCAAAAAATTACGGCGAAATTGTTATTTGTGCAGATGGAAAAAGTTCTTGGCGCAAAGGCGAATTCTCCTACTATAAAGCAAATAGAAAAAAAACAAGGGATGAATCGGAGTTAGATTGGGGTGAGCTTTATCGGATTATTGCTTTGGTTCGTGAAGAGCTGGATGAACATTTTCCCTATAAAGTGATGCATTTTGATCATTTGGAAGCAGATGATATCATCGGTGCTGTATGTGAAGAACTTGGCACAGAATTGAATATGGGCTGTGAGCAAATACTAATTTTGTCAGCCGACAAGGATTTTGTCCAATTACAAAAATATGCCAACGTTTCTCAATATGACCCAATACAAAAAAAGTCTATTGTACATGGCGATCCATCATCATACCTTTTTGAACATATATTGAAAGGTGATTCTGGTGATGGTATACCAAATATTCTTTCAGAAGACAATTGCTTGGTCATTGGCAAAAGACAAAAATCAATGACATCTAAAAAAATTGCCATGTTCACTAACGATTTTGCAGCCATGGAAGAGACCGAAAAGCATAGATTTATCAGAAACCAAAAGCTTATAGACCTAAGTTTCATTCCTGATAAATATAAAAAAGAGGTTACAGACAAATACGCAGAACCAAAAACGTTAGGCCGAACTAAGTTGTTTAAATATTTTATTAGTAGAGGCTTACGAAATTTGGTAGAAGATATTGGTGATTTTTAAAGGAGTTAAATATGTTACTTTCGCTTTCTGAAATAGTGAACAAGGCAGCAGCAATGAAGAAAAATAGTGATAAAGTTGAATGGTTACAAAAAAACAACACAATATCACTAAGAACAATACTAAAAATTATGTATGACAAAACTGTGATAGTTTTGCTTCCAAAAGAGCCACCTCCGTATAATGATAGTCTTGCTGTTGGTATTGAAGGGATGTTATATAAAGAAACCCGCCGCCTAAAAATATTTGTGCAGGGTGGTGGTTATGACGATTTAAATCAGACAAAGCGCGAAAACCTTTTTATACAGCTTTTGCAAGATGTAGATAAAGGTGATGCAGCACTCTTAGTGAAAATGATTTCACAAAAAGGGTTGACAGGTCTTCCCATTAGTGTTATTAATGAATCCTTCCCGATGTTAATCAATGAAAAAGTAGAGAAAACAAATGACTAAATCCTTCAAAAAATTTCGCGAACAAAGCTGTGACGACGAGTGGACAGAAGATAATGAAGCATACTACGGAAAAAAAAGAAAGCTTGAAACCCGTCGGCAACAACGTCGAGATAAGTTTGAAAGTAGGAACTCTGTATTAGACGAAAATCCAGAAGATTAAAATTAAGGGTATATCATGAAAAAACAAAAAATCTTTATCGATCTTGATGGTGTAATGGCCGATTTCGATAAACACTTCCCAGAAGCTTTTGGTGTTGATAAAGACACATTGTCTGATATTGAAATGTGGGCGATGATCAACTCCAATCCAACATTCTTCTTAGATTTGCCATTGTGTGTGGGTGCAAAAGACTTTTTTGAGTCTGTTGAACACAAAGACCCTATTATCTTAACCGCATGTCCAAAAAGTAATTATACGGTTGCAGCGACACAAAAGCGGGAATGGGTTCGTAATAATCTTTCCAAAGATGTTCTCGTAATGCCTATCATGGGTGGAAAAAACAAATGTCTATTCATGCATAATGCTGGGGATCTACTTATTGACGATTTCGAAAAAAACTGCAAACCTTGGGATGATATGGGTGGAATTTCTATCACGCATAGAAATTTTGGAGATACTGTTGCAGAAATGAAATGGTTTGGTTTTGATGTTTGAAAATGTAATTTTGGCTGATTATGATGGTGTGTTAGGGTATTGGGCACACTCTTTTGATTTGTGGATGCGCCGCAGTGACTACATCATCAAAAATTACGAAGCTTATGATATAGAGCATCGTTACGGTATTAGTTTAGATGAATCTCTTTTCTTGATTCAGTGTTTTGATGAAAGCCCTATACTTGGCAAACTTCCACCATATAAGGATGCAATTAAGTACGTCAAAAAGCTTCATGAAGAACATGGGTATGTTTTTCATATCATATCTGCTGTTCCAAGCACTACTAAAGTATATAATTTGAGGCTAGAAAATATTCACAATTTGTTTGGGAATACTGCCGTAGAAAGCGTTATTTTGTGTGACAACAGTTTGAACAAGAAAAAACATCTCGAATTTTACAAAGGTAGTGGGTGCTATTGGATTGAAGATGTCCCTGCTAATGCAGAATATGGGTTGCTTTATGGTCTTGAACCCATAATTATGGAACAGCCTTATAATAAAAGTTATGAAAATCCACATATGATAAAAAAAGTTCAAAATTGGAAAGAAATATACCATATTATTACTGGAGAGTAATCTTATATTTGATAAATAAGATTGTAGATCATACAAGTGACCTTTGAAAGGCGATCTGCATTAGGTCGCCTTATTTTTTATATAGGAGATATGATGCCAATCTATTCGATTCGTAATAATGAGACTAAAGAAGAATATGAAGTTACCGTAAAGCTTTCCGAGCTTGAGGTATATCTTAAAGACAACCCCCATTTACAGCAAATTTTCAACAAGTTTCCAGGTATTGGTGACTCAGTACGTCTTGGGATTAGGAGGCCAGACGACAATTTTCGTGATGTTCTAAAAAAAGCTAAATCTGCCCACAAATATAGTACGGTTAACGACTTCTAAATAAAAGAAGGCAAATAGGAGATTTTATGACTAAACATATGGCAAAGCGCAAGCGCATACAAATCACAAAAGAAACTGACCAACTAGTTAATACTAAGTTTGCAATGAAAAAAATAAATCCAATGACTGACAACCAAGCCAATTTGTTTGATTTATTTGATGAAGGCAAGCATATATTAGCAATAGGAAGTGCAGGGACAGGTAAGACATATATTTCTTTGTGGTTGGCCTTAAAATCAGTTATGTCAGGTAAAGAGCAGAAACAAATAATCATAGTCCGTTCATCTGTGCAATCAAGAGAGCAAGGCCATATGCCAGGCAACGCTTCAGAAAAAATGACATATTTTGAAATGCCATACATAGACATAGTAAATGATCTTTTCGAAAGGGGTGATGGTTATTCCATCATGAAACAGAAAGGGATGATCAAATTTATGAGTACATCGTTTATTCGTGGCTTGACATTTGACAATTCAATAATTATAGTGGATGAAATACAAAACATGACGGATAGTGAAATAAACACTATCATGACAAGAGTTGGAAAAAATTCTAGAATTGTTCTTTGTGGCGATGTTAGACAAGATGATCTCGTCTTGTCTAAAAACAGAGCTGATGTTTCTGGATTGAGCAAATTTATTAGGATTGCCCGAAAAATACCTTCCTTTGACATTATCGAGTTTGGGGTTGACGACATTATAAGAAGTGGTTTAGTTCGTGAATACATAATTGCGCGTGAAGCAGAACTAAGTAACTAGTAAATATAACGTGGTGCAAGAACAATTCTTGCACCACAAATAAAAAGGTAAGCAAAAATGCCAGCATTAGCATTATGTGATGTAGATTTTATATCCACTGGACATGCCTGTGACACAACAGCGAAAATACAAGGAAATCTTCAAAGTAAAGTATCCGTAAATGGAAAGTTTGTTGCTGTTTTAGGTGACTCTATTTTTCCACATGATATTCTTATAAATTCTAGTTGTTTACCACACAATGCGTTCATAACAGGCGGTTCTTCTAAAGTTTTTATAAATGGCATACCAGTGTCGCGCGTAGGTGATTCTGCGGATCAGGGAGCGATAATATCGGGCTCCGCAAGTATAACTGTTGGGTCATGACATGAAAACACTTAAAGAATTCATGCAAGAAAGAAAGTACATTGCACTTATTTACGATGATGAGACCCAAATAAAACTTCGTGAATGGGCGATAAATAATGGGTTCGATCTTACCATAAACTATGATGGTGAAGCTCAGGAAGAAAAAGATTTCGATTTTCACACCACTATTTTTTATACCACTAATGAAGTATACTTAAAAAATAAAACAATCCCAGAACCCCCTACAGAAGTAAAAGTATCGGGAATAAAATTTCTTGGTGTGAATCAAGATGTGCCCGTATTGTCTGTATCATTGTCAGGTAGAATAAAAAAAATTAGAGGTGATTTCGAGATGATGGGCTTGTTAGATGAATGGCCTT